AGGCTATGTCAATTACACTATCAATTTACTATTTTAAGCCTCTAGAAAACCTAGCAGCTTCTGGCGTAAACACAAAGTCTATGATACCGTCCAAATTAATGGTAAGGCAGCCAGAAAGGCTTTTAATCATAGATTTTGCATCTACAAATAAACAATATTCAATTGTCAAAGATCTTAACCGAAGTTAATTGTACAGATATCGGGAACACCCGACTAAAGGGTCTGCACACTCCTCAATTTTATGGTATGTGTTATTTATAGTAAAAACTATAACAACTCATACATTTTTACATTATTTTACGTATCTTACTCTAATTTTATCTCTAATAAATCTAAGACTAATTAAACCATGACACATATACCTCCTGTTGATATTCTATGTGAAACAAACTTGAATGTTTCCGTGTTTGTTTCGATAATGGTAATCTACACTATTCTCCAGGGATGTACACAAAAAAATTCGCTTTGGTGTTACTTTTTTCCTATATAATTAAAAAGCTGCGTATCTAAGTACTTTATAATATGGCGTACTAATAGCCATATATAAGATGATATTTTTATATAAGAGAAATTTTGATATCTTTTCTAAATCATCTACGTGATCAATTTGCTGTTTTTGCGCAGTATAACATGTGCCATTCAACAATACCACAGGATCACTCATATATAGCACATTTTTACCCATAGATTTAAGCTTTTTTGAAATTTCGTCCAATAAATGTTTGGATTGAATTTTATACATATTTAAAACTATATCAAGTTTTTCATCTAAAACTTTTTCATTCATTTCTGCGGATACACCATAATTTTCTATATCAGTATATGGGGATTTAAAAGTTCTTCATCATCTATCATTATTTTTTTCCGATTGTATATTTTTGTATGAACGACCAATTTTTCTTATCGCTTGATGAGATAATTTTCAGTTTGAGCATATCATTTTCAACATTCTCAAAATCGTCTAATGGATCTATAAGATTCCATTCTTTTAGAAGACGTACAATAATATCACGTCTATTTAGGTCATCGTTTGAAATGTCAACATCCTTGCCATCAAAGGCCAACATTTCCTTAAAATGACAGATTGCATAATTTCCTTGACGATGAAATATATGACATGTCTGTGTTAAAGTATTATTTTTATAGGAAGGAATTCCAATCCGTGTGAGGGTTTCCTTAATAATGTTAAAGGAATCATTCTTTAATTTCACTCTGATTCCGTAATTTCTGAATAAATCTTCATTTTCCATGTTCACTAGCACCTTTTGTTTTTATTTTTATTATGTCATGATCTGATAAAATCTTCATATATTGAAGTCCTACAGATTTATTTATATTGAAAAAATCGCATATAATTTGAAGATCGTCATTTTTCTGAGCTTTGAACCATTTTCCTCTACGTGTTCTCGGCCGAATCGTGTTCATATAATAATCATATTGAAGAGTATTATCCAGACCATGATTCATATTCATCTCATTGGCCATCAATATAGTATCATAATGAAATGAAAATGCTTTATTCGCAATATAAGCATTGTAATATTTGTCGTAATAACCAGTATGGTCATATGAAGATTTAATAAGATTTTCACCGCGATTGATCGCATTCACATATTCAAATGGAGAAACGCCTGCTTCTTTAGTCCCAATCGGAAGGCTCTTCTTTTTGTTGTTTTTTGTATTCATCTTCAATCCTCACATAACACTTTTTGCAAAGTGGCTTCTTTAATTCATAATCTTCACCAGCCACAGCAATATAACCAGCAACTTTAAAGATTGTCTTATCACACATAAAACATTTCTTAATCATTTTGAACCAATTTCTAACATACATTCGACAAGAAATGCTGCTGTATTTATTTCCTGATCCGCAACAAATTCATTTTGATATTGATATTTACCAATCAAAATAATGATAGCAGCCATGAGAGCTTTGTTGCTTCCAAATGATGATTCCAAATTATCATAGAAAAGTCTATATAGATTTGATGAACCAAACTCTGGATTATCAACTACCCATTTACGAACAGAATCGAAATTTTTAGCCTTAAGATAAGAAATAAGATCAAGAAATCTTTCATCAATCTTATGAAACAAAGTATCTTCTGTGATCTTACCCAATTTACTCACATGTTGAAGATGAATTAAGATATTTCTAAAATCTACGCTATTCTTTCTTTGAGCAATATAATCAACGATAGCTTTCTTATCATATTCAATATTTTCTTCATCGAGAATTTCAATTACTCTTTTGTAATATTGCTTAAGTAAGAGTGGTTTTTCTTCACGGGTAATTGAAAAATCAATTGTAGCTAAACGTGATCGAATAGCGCTATGGATTAAATTCTTATTATTACATGTGAATATAAATCCGCATGTCATTGAAAATTCTTCAATAAATGATCGGATAGCATCCTGAGCTGCTGCTGACATACGTTCAGCTTCATCCCATATGATATATTTTCTTTTTCCATCCAGAGACATTTTTGTAGCAAAGGACTGAGCTTCATATCGAATCATATCAATATTACCATCCAATGACGCATTGATCATGATGTATTCACAATCAAGTTCATGCATGGCAGCCAAAGCGATTGTAGTTTTGCCAAGCCCTGGAGGACCTTCCAACAATAAATTAGAAGAAATTTCTCCGTCTTCAATATATTTCATAAAGGACTGTTTGATCCTAAATGGAAGAATACATTCATTGATTGTTTTTGGACGATATTTCTCTACCCAAATGGTGTGTTCCATAATATAATCCTTTAAGAATATGTTGATTTACTTAGAGGAGCTATCCAATAAGTTAGATTTTGTGATTCTAATTTAGCAATACCTTTAAAACATAATTCAACATCATATTTTGTTTTCATAATACTGAAGTCTGATATTGAAAAAATCATAGTGAATTTTTTATCAGTTTCACCAATTTGGATTGAAAAATTATCCTTTTGTCTTTTTTCAAAGGATGAAACATATAATTTATCATCTTCACCACGAAAACAGATCTCAGAATGACCAAGTGTTTTGGAAGATTTAATCACAGATTGTATTGTATCATAATCTACCTCAAATGACACATCTACCGATGGTAATTTAAGATTCTTGTCATAATCTGCTCCTGAAACATATCTTGGATCATCATAATAAATTGTGCTTTTCTTATTATTCTTATCCTTGATTTCAACATGAGTATCCTTAAAATCCAGCTCAGGATCGTCAAAGAGCGATATGATCTGAAGAAACTTTTTGAATTCGTAAATAGCAAAATCGACAGGAAAAGTTTCGTCGATTTTTGCTTTTACTGTTGGAGAGTCTGTAAGTTCTGGTTTTGTTTTGACAATATTACCACTTTTAATCAAAATCGACTTATTAATGTTAGAAAAAGATTGTAATATTGCTAATGTGTTCTCGCTTAATTTCATATTGTTTCCTTTAACCTTCTGTGGTATTTATATGAACTATTTTTGTATCAGATGTTGTCGGGATAGCTGGTATTATTTCCAGCATAAATTTATCTGATACATTATCAGATATTATATAATTATATAATAACGTTTTTCCTTTAATGAAAGAACCTTCTGATATATTATCTATTTCACAAGGCATGTTAAAATTTCTTTTTATATAATTGTAATCATTTAATCTACGTGTAATAAATAATACTTTATGCCCATGATAATGTAAATACTTGGCTAAATTTGTCAAGTATGTTGTGACACCGCTTTGACGAGGCATATTCCAATGATAATATCGCTTAGGACGTAAATGTTCGCTAAACAATATATTATCTATACTATCTTTCCAATCCAAAATCATTTTGATTTCCTCTTCAACTTTGCTGGATCAACATTAACAGCTTCTCCAATTTGAGCAAGATGTCTCAATGATCCTTTAAATGTGTAGGTTCCAGTATGTTCTAATCCAACCCATGGAGCAATCCAGGTTTTCAATCCAGCTTCTCTAGCCTTTTGACAGAACCAATAATCTTCTGATAGATATCTCTTACTTTTTGGATCAATTTCACAGTGGAAAAATAAACCAATTTCACGATCGCCATTAAAGTTTTCAGTGCGTGTATGATCTGGTTTATATGTATATGTTGGATGAAATTCTTGAAATTTCTGAAGTGTTTGCTTTTTAATAAGCATAAATCCTGTACCGGATTCGAGAACTTCGGCAGGCTCATCAATATTTATAGTCCCAGCAATAGGAGAAAATGCATAATCACCAATATAATTCTCCAGATTTTTTGCATCATCTTCAGCAAAGCCCTGATCAACAGCGTTCTTTACCTTTTCCCATGCTATTGCTTTTTTAGGATATACTCCACAGAAAATATCAATATCTTCTCTTTCATTCATAATATGCCACATTGCAAAAATATCCAAAGCATTGAAGCGAATATCGGCATCAATAAAGATCATATACTCACAGTCTGATCTTAAAAATTCATCAACAATATAATTTCTAGCACGAGGAATAAGACTCTCATTAAAGAGAAAATATGTCTTCATAAGAACATTATGTTCTTTACACAAAACAGCAAGATCCATTAATGCTTTTGTTGTAGTACCATAACACTGGCCTCCGTACATAGGAATGCCAACGAAAAGACCTTTATTTCTTAGTTTTTCTAAATCGATTGTTATGTCTACCATTATTTTCCTTTTATATTTTCCTGTAAAATTTCGCTTACGTCTCCTGGAGATTTTCTATCATCAATCAAAACACCAAGTCTTTGGCCATCTAAAATGATAGCACAATTTGCCATAATATGAGCAAGATGTTCAATTTTAGAATCTTCTGCAACATCTTCTCCATCCATTACACAAAGAAGATGTCTCATCATTGCATCCAAATAAATTGACATAATCACTTCTGATTCTCTCCAATTTCGGGCCCCGTATTTATTTGCGCCGTCATTCATAGCCTTTGCCATGTAAACGAAAGATGATGGTGGAATTGATTGGAAACCAACCTTTGTATTTCCAACACGTAATTTAGGATTATCAGATATTGTTTTTTTATCCAATTTTTCTAATTCTGTTTGTACTTTTTTATGGTCTATAACCATTGTAAGTTTAATATGTTCAAGTTTATCTGTTATTACATTATTAATATTTTTAAACTTGGTTTTAAGAATCCAATTGTTAGCGCTCTCGATTGACTTTCTGATAGATATCAAATTACTGGAAACCGGTCTTGGTCCTACAATTTTCGATGGATCGAAGGGTCTACGTTCTTTAACTATATAATTAAGTTTCTTTCCAGTAACTCTCTCACATTCATCGATAATCTCCTGGTTTGATGTCGGAATACCTGAGCAAATGTCAATGATATCTACATCACTATTTTTTCTTTGAGTCATATTTTCACACGATTCTATAAATGTATTAGCAACATCTCTCACGTCAATATAATCTCTATAACTGTTAGTTTCGAATATCTGCATTTCTTTACCGGAATGGATATTATCCAAAATAAGAGGAATAAGATGTGTTTCTTTCTTCCTATTTTCTCCAGATTTTTCTGTAGCACCGATTACATTATACAAACGTAATATCATTCTGCTTGTAGTAGGAGATAGTTTCAATAATTCCTTTTCAGCAAGTTGTTTTGTTCTACTATAGCCGTTTGTAACACCCCCATAATTATATACGGCAGCTGATGATGCAAATAAGAATTTGTTAATTCTATATGAATTCGCCATTAGAACAAGAGATTCTGTACCTTTTACATTTACCCTATGATAATCTTTTTCTTTCTCGTTACTTTCTGACACAACAGAAAGTGCGGCAAGATGGAAAATAGCATCTATTTCTCCATATTGTCTGCGAATAGATCTGAAAACGTCGTCAAGTGCTGTTATATCCGTGATATCAACATTGTAATATTTAACTCGTTCATGTTTCATTTCTTGTGTGTAGCATGTTGACTTATTATCAATAACAAAAACTTTATACATCGGATTTAATCCTGCATATTGTTTTTCCAATAATTTTTCAACAATTACAGATCCAATATATCCAAGTCCACCAGTAACAATTATATTTTTCATAAATCTATCCTTTTCGCCAATCTTCCACGCACCCATGTATCTCCAGGAGATACATGAGATCTTTTGTTTTCACTTCCATTGTTCCACCATAACATAGGTGTTTCTTTATGTATTTTTTTCATTCTCTCCGAATGCATTTTATTTTTTGTACCTTTTATTCTCTTTGCGTTTAATTGTCCGAGTCTTTTATAATGATTTGTTTGTTCATTCTTTTTATGAATAATTTTTATATTTTTTAAACCCATTTCTTTTCTCTTTTCTGGATTTAATTTACAGCCGCCGCTTCCACCTGGAAACATATTATAAGTATCTTCTCTTAAACAGAAATCTTCAGTAACCAATTCAATTTCTTTTTTAAACATATCCAATTTATTATCGAATATAAAGAGAATTTCTTTTGTGAAGTTTTCTTTACCATATTTTTTTATAGCATAAAGAATTAATTTACCCGATCCTAAATAAGAATCATATGGTTTTTTTGTTTTATGAACACCTATATAAATTTTGTTATTAATTAGACAGGTTGTTTTATAAACAGTAAAATACACATAAATTCCTTTTTTATTGTTATTTATGTGTATATTGATATGGGATTAAAACTTTTTTGCTAATTGAAGCGATGAATTAACAGCCATGTCCATATCGATATAGACATATTGGCCACATCTGCCGATAAATGTCATCTTATCTTTATTTACCATTTGTTTATATTTTTCGTATGTTTTTCTATTATTTCCGTCAATATCTTTCACAGGATAATAACGTTCCATACCGTTTTCACGATAATCGCATGGGTATTCCTCAGTGAACATTGGATTTTTACCAAAGGAATTTGGAAATTTTGACCAATCTGTAATGCGAGTTGGTCCATATTCAGATGTTAAATTTACAACAGAAGCTTCTGAATGTACATACTCAGAAGTAGTTCTATGAGCAAATTTTATCGATCGATATGGAAGCTCGCCATGTTCAAACTCAAAATATTCATCAATTGGCATTGAATTGAAAATATAATCAAAATGATTCTCATCATCTTTCTGAAATTCTAAGTTTAAACGTATATCAATATCGTTATGTTCTAACATATTTGAAATAAGTGTTGAATATCCATTTAATGGGAGTGCTTGATATTTATCATTTGGAAAGTAGAATTCGTTCAAATCATCGCGTGGTTTTACTCTATCTTTAATTGATGGATCAAGATCTTCTAACTCCATATTCCACATTTTCTTGGTATATGGCTTATAAAACACATCAATAATTTCATCCTTAGACATTCTTTCACTTGTGATTTTATTTGGTGGAAGTGTCCAGTATTCATTATTATAAAATGCTTTCACTTTGTGTTTATACGGAACCCAACTTGTAAAGTTTGAAAGATATTCCCACACATGTTCGTTATTCGTGTGAAAAATATGTGGACCATATTTGTGGTACCATTGAGAATATGTTTGATGAATTTCATCATATGCATTTCCAGCAACATGATTTCTTTTATCAATTATTGTAACATGATAACCCTTTTCGGCCAATTCTCGTGCAAGTGTTGCTCCAGAAAAACCAGCTCCAACGATTAAAATACTTTTCATCATAATTTAAATTTCTCCATTATCTTTATATTTTTTATATGCTTTTTTCACCTGATTTATAGATGGTCTAACATCATCAAAATAATCTATTATATCCTTGAAGTTATATCCCTCGATGTCTATTAATCTTACTATTTCTCTTCGGTGATGTAATTTCAATAAACTCAGAGATTCGCTTAAAGTTTTTGAAGCTTTTGCTAATCTAGGACATGTTTCTTTTGTTTTACCTGTCATACTAGCAGATAATGATTTCGAATGATTTCTTCGCATTTCACTATTTTCTTTTGTCAATCCTGAGTATTTTTTTGAAATAGTTTTTGACATTTTGGCAATAGGCTCATAATTTTCTTTCGTTTTACCTTTTCTAAATTCTGAATTTTTTTTAACATGTTCTGGACTTTGTTTTTTTCCGCGTAATGATTTAGATATTTTTTCTCCAACCCCTGGTTTTTTAGCCGGATTATTATCGCCTTTAAATTTTTCGCCTATAATTAGATAATCTATAAATTCAGAATTATCACCACCATCTATTCCATTTTCTTCTTTAAGATTAAACCATTTCTCGCTTTCTACAATCATATTTGATTGACTGAATAATAAGGCATCTTTAACCATTATTTCTTTGTCATAATACCATTCAGAATTCCAAATATGAACTGCTAAGGCATTGTGTTTTTTAAGGTGAAGTTTCCATAATTTACCTGAACCTTCATATTTTTCTATATCTTTTAATACAGTTTTTCCAAAATATTTTTTATTACAATGAGAACATTGTTTTATATAAAGACGAGTAGGCTTCATTAAGATTCCTTTTATTTTTATTTATAGAATCTAGCACCCCACCATCCAAATTAATTAGATAAAATTCTATTAATTTCGTCCCTCTGAATTTTTTTATCTAAAGGATGAGTATCATATATACATTCTCTTTGCATTAATGCAAACGCACGAAGTTCCTTATCTGTCATATTTTCAACATCTGATGCTTTTACAGAAGCAACGTCCATATTATTATATATAACAAATAATTCTGAAGGCTCACCAATGAGAATTGATCTTACATCTGCCACCTGTAAATAGCGCGCTCTCCACCAACCCGATGCAGTCTTCTTGCCATCTGTATGAAAATATCCTGGCATTAGAATTCCCCACTGTGAAAGGAATTCAGCACACATGTCGCCTTCTTTTAGACGAGGAGATTTAAACTGTCCACGCGCAGCACCGTAATAATGAATAGGCCATTTCCATTCATCAGGATTCTGCTTTGATAACCATTTGCGGGTTTTTCCCTGAACAAGAGAAGCAAAATTCCACTCTTTACGCTTTTCATTTGGAAATACCAAATCCCCTTCACGATAGAAATTATTGTCTGGTTTTCTATTTACATGATATGGATTTGGATTAAATCGATAAATTTTATCTTCATTCCATTCAAGATTTAATCGTGAAAGATCACCACCATCAAAAGCAGAGATAAGAAGACGATTATTACGCTGTTTTAGAGTATCAATTGCTTCCAGATAATGCGGAATATATTTTTGCAATTCTTCCTTAGTTTCATTACCATCATTCATATCAACAAGATAATCACGAAAAGCAGAATCGTAATTCTTTTCAGTTAATACTTCGCCATATTTAATAATATTATTAAAAATACTGTCGAATTGCCAATCGTCGAATGAGATGATACAGTTTGGTCTAACAGCAATAGCGTAAAGCCCATGCCACAAACGCTGGCAAAATCCCGCAGGAGAGTGGATATATACGATAACTTCGTCATAATGTGAAATGTCCTCTCCCAGACTTACAGGTCTTTGTTCAACTCTCCAACCCATATGTTCTAGACATGCGATAAGAGATGTGTGACTTGGAACTACTTGAAGTTGTTGTTTTAGATAATGGTCTCTCTTTGTTTGAAGAGTATTCATACCAGTAATTAGGATTGTTTTCATCCGCCGCCTCCATTACAATTTAAACCCTTTGGAAATAATGTGTCTCTTTCCAAAATTTCTTTTTTCTCAAGCTCTTTAAGCTTATTTATGTCAGTCTCTACATGAAGTATGTAAACTTTTTGCTCATTCATAGGTTTATTTACCATCCATTTGTATAATGGAATATGATTTCTTTTATTCCTATCTGCAATATGATTCTTTACTCGTTTATACAAATCAGTTGTTAAACCGATGTAGTATTTACCCGTAATTTCTATCATATAAACACAGGAAATCCTGGGATGATCTTTCATCATCCCAGGCTTCCATGTATTAAAATTTTCAAGTGAATTTGCCATGATTTCCCTCATGAGAAGGACCCACCCAACCCTCAGGTTTCATTAAATCCGGAAGCCCCAATGGATTTGGTCGGCCTGGTTTAATTCCTCTTTCTTTTGACATATTTGCTTTATGTACAGCATCCCAAGCTTTGTATGAGTCTACACCCATCAAATCCAAAGTGCCAATAGCAACAACACAAAGATCAATAAGAGCATCTACAACTTCTTCGATGTCTCCATCTTCTAATGCTCCTTGACCTTCTCCAAGTTCTTCATCTAAAAATCTAAATCGAAAATGTAATAATTGATAAAATTTTTCTTCGTCAAATTGATCTACTGTTTTATGAAATTCAAATTTTTCATGCATTTCTTCAATGTCTCGTACCCAGTCTCTACTCATTTATTCTCCTTTTAAACCATTCTGGTTGATTACGTTTTGTCCAAACCATTTTAAATCGATCCTGTTTTGTTTGGTAAAACAGACGATATGACTTTACAGGATCATTCGGAAATTGACATTCAGGATGATCACTCATTGCTAATTTTAGTGGAGTTTCTGAAGAAACATTAATATTGGTTGGTATTTTTCCAAGAAATTTTAACAGCTTAGTTTCAGTTTCGTGAATTTTTCCATATCTATATGTATATTCGTAACATAATGCTTCAAAATGTCGATAATGCCATATATAATTTTCAGAAGTTTCACGTGTCCAAACAGTTGATGGATGATTTACATGAACAGCTTTGTATAAAATATGATCTGCTAAATGATTATAATAAGTAATTTTTCTAAATTTTTTTGAGTATCTTTTTTCAATTTTACCGTCAAGAACTCGATGAGCTGTAGATAGCATTTGGGCACTTTCTACCACCATTTTCACCACATGAGAATTACATAACATTTGGGCTGCGAGAATTGGATCATCATCTACTCGAAATATATTCATTTAAATCACTCCATTTGGATTTATCCATTAGACCATTTTCTTCGCTGATAATTAAAATATCATATCCCGACATCTTTGTAAACTTTATTTTGTCATTATTCATATCATAATTTAAATCCCAAGTCCATTTACTTTTTATTTCTATAATAAGATCTAATTCATTAATATAAAAATCAGGAAAATACCATCTTTTTCTATTTTTATGAATATACGATATTTTATTTGGTACTGATATTGTATATTCATAATATTCAGCAAAATCAATAAACATTTTTTCATATGTAGATCTACATATGAACCCCTTATATTTCTCAACAGAAGAATGTCCTAATAAAAAACCACATGCAACATCATATCTTTCGATAAGAGTGTTTCTTCTCTTATCTATCATTTCTTGGGGTTGCTTTTTTCCTTCCCAATATTTTGTTGGCTCAGAAAATTTTGATCTACATTTCATCGAACAATGTTTAAGATATCCCACTCCTAAATCTCTAAATTTTTTAGTATTACCACATTGGCATAATGAATCTGATTCATTAATATATAAATTGTAATATTCTTCTTTAGAAATATTGGAATGTTGGTTATGAATATGTTTGGCTAAACCATTTGTATTTTTTAATCTAGTATTACAGATTTTACATTCTACCATAAATAATCCTTTTGTTTTTATTTATGGTAGAATGTATTTACAATATGTTTATCACATTATGTTTTTATTGTAAACTCTCTTTTTCATCTTTCTTAAACCTTTATCAAGATGATATTTTGTAGCTCTTTGTTTGAATGTAATACCATTCAAATGATCTACTTCATGTTGAATCACTCTTGCAGTTAATCCCTCGAAAGCCTCTGTTGTTGTTTTACCATTCGGTTGAGTGAACCGAACTCTTATTTTCTTTGGGCGTTTGATGTTTATGATTAAATTTGGAAATGATAAACATCCTTCTTCCATGTATTCTTCATCTTCCGATGAATGAACAATTATTGGATTGAACATCACATAAATTGGATTACTCTTTAAAGCAAAAGCCCTATATGGAAGACCGATTTGATTTGCCGATAATCCTACACCAGTTGTTTCTATGAGAGATTCTGCTAATTGTTTGGCGAGTTCATCAGGATTAATTGGAGGATTTGAGAAATCAAATTTAAGCATTTCATCAAAAAGTATTTGATTTGTTTTATCTATTTTATGTATCATATATCCTCATATTCTGTAAAATTATTCACTTTTTTAGCTTTTATCACACGTTTAAAAATGTCTCTATTTTTTATATCATCATTATGTGATATAATAATCACTGAAGTGTCTTCGAATGATGATATAATTTTTTCTACATTGTCTACATTTGTCGTATCAAGACCATCCATCAACTCATCAACGATGAGCAGATTTGTATATGCACTATTTTTTAATTTTGTTATATCTCTAAATGCAAGAAGAATTGATAAATCGATTCTTTTCTTTTCACCTTCTGAAAATGAGAAGTAAGAAAAATCATCTCTAAAACGTGATTTAATCGTCTCATTAAATTCAGAATCAAGTTCAAATGAAACGAACATATCAAGTTCTTCTAAATATTTGTTGATATATTTATTGAGAACTGGAATGTATTTCGAAATTACAACAGTCTTAATACCATCATCTTTAAGAATATCTATACAGGTTTTAATATTTTTCTGTTGCTCTACAATATCCTGTAATTCTCTATTGTATTCACCTATTTCTTCTTTCAAGGATACAAGTTTATTCTTAGTAATGTTATAATCTTCACTCTTCTGTTTATTTTTAAGTGATTTTTTGCGAGCAAGAGTATCTCGTATAGAATCCTCAATAGAAGAAAGTTTATTTTGTTCTATGAGAAGAGAAGTATTGAGAGATGATAATTCTTCATTGAAAGAAACCAAATCATTTTTCTTTTTATTTAATGTGGAATACTTATTCTCATATGTTTCCATTTTAGAAGAAAGAGATTTGATCTTCGTATTTATTTCTTCCTCCGTCTTATGCTTATGATCTAGTGTGATATCCTGTTTACATAAAGAACATGATCCGTTATCTGATATAAAAGCTAAATCTTTTCTAAGAAATTTAATCTCATTTTCAAGAGCTTTCCACTTATCATAATATATTTGTGTTGCTTCTGATATTTCTGATAATGTGTAATTGAACGCAAGCTTTTCTTCTTCTCTCACAAGAAGTGTTAAATTTTTATCAGTGATAATCTTTTGAATATTCTCATGTTCTTCTTTTTTTCTCTTTAGAATATCATTTATCTCATTCAGTTCATCTTCGGAAGAAGCTTTCTGTTTTTCGAATATTTCGCTAAAGCTTGAAATAGATTCTTTTATAACTGATATTTTATAATTCAGATCCTCACGAGTCTTTTTCAGAGAATCGAATTCTATCTTTGCTAAAACTGACATCTTAGAAAAAACATGGATATCCAAAATATCTTCAATTACCTTGCGTCTGTCTGCGGGAGTTAATTGCATGAAAGGAGTAAAAGCTGCGGATCCCAAAATAACAGTCTGAATGAAGGTCTTATGGTTCATTTTTAGAACTTCTTTTTCAAGAAATTCTTGATATGATTTTACATCAGATGATTGTTCTATTAAAACGTCGTCTTTATAAATCTCAAATTTGTTAGGAGAAATACCTCTTATAACTTTGTAATTATCAAACTCTATTTCAACCAAAAGATTTTTCTTATTAATTGAGTTGACAATTTGGCCCTTTTTAATCTTTCTGTATGGTGTCCCATACAAAGCAAATGAAATTGCGTCAATAAGAGTAGATTTTCCTTCGCCTGAATTTCCGACAATCAGAGTGTGAGAATGTGATGATAAATCAAATTCAGTTAAAGCATTACCAATACTTAGAAAATTTTTGATCTTGATATTTTTAATCTTTGTCAATTTGTAGAAGCCTCATTATAATATCCAACCATCAAAGAATAAACTTTCTCATGGTTGATATCCTCAAGTTCTATCACATAATGTTTAATGATTTCGGAAGTATCCTGAATATCAATAGATTCAGAATCAATCTCAGTTGAGAAAGATGATGTATCCGTATTCTTGATATCATGAGAAACTTTATTAATAAGAAGTTGAAGTTCATTATACTTTGCGTGATCTTCAACATTATTATATAATATCTTTACAATTCTATTTTCGCATTTTGGTATTTCTTTTTCAATATCCATATCATCTGTATATGTCAAAGAATAGTACATATTATATGGATTTTCGATGAATTCCATCTCTAATGTGGAAGTGTCAAAAATATAAAAACCTTTTATATCACCATCATCAATCCATGTGTGTTGAGTTGGCGATCCGATATATTCGATATTACCTTTTTTAGATCTTGTATGAAAATGTCCCGTTAGAACTTTATCAAATTTCTGGAAATATTTAGTTCCCATTCCATGCTCTGCAATCTGTTTACGATTGAGATTAAAACCTTTTAATTCCAGGTGGCCAAGCAGAATATTACATTTTGTAGATTTGATAAATGCGAGCGATTCCTCAGCATTTGTCTTATTTATCCACGGCAAAAAGGCAACATTATCCTCTTCAGCGGGAGAGTCATAAATTGTAATATTTTGATATGATTTTAATACAAGAGATGGTGAATTTATTCGATTTGTTTCTTTATAATAGACATCATGATTGCCAACTAAAATTGACATTTTGATTTCATTTTTTTCCAAAGGGTCAAAGAAATATTCTTTAGATCTTTGCATTGTATAGGTGCTAATTTTCTTCCTATGATGAAAGACATCTCCAAGATGATAAACTTGAGATATGTTTCTTTCTTTTAATGTTGGAAAAAATATATTGTCGTAAAATAGTTGAAAATTGTCATGAAATTTTTCGGCATCATCGTTAAGGCCGAAAGTGTTGGTCCGAGATTAAAGCAACTTTAGTCATAGGAAACCTCCTTTCTATTAATTATTTTTTTGTTTTTTAAATATTCATAAGTTTCTTCATATGTCATATTTAATTCTTGTGATATATCTATTATTTCTTTTTTGGAAAGAGGACCATTTTTGCCTATTCTAAATGTAGGATTAATGCCATTTTCATAAAATTTTTTATACAATGTTGGAGTTATTTGTGTTTTTTCTAATAAATCATTCCAACCTTTATAAATTTCACCATAAAATTCTATATCAAACAATGCGAGCTCTTTCATTCTTTGAGCTCCTTTTTTAGCATTTTCTTTTTGTGTTTTATAATAGAGATCTGGATTTTCTTTTTTTAATCTTTCTTGAGTTTTTTTCATAGTCATTGAGTTTTTAAGGCGTCTTTCATCATCATTCTTCCAATTTTTTTTAATAGATTCTGAAGCATTCTTACTCCATTCACTTGAAGTTTTAGATGGATGATTATTTTTATCTTTCATAAATGTGGAAAAATATTTTCTAGCTAATTCATATTGATGAGAATTTTTTGGTATTTTATCATTATTAGAAAATGACATTCTATGAAAAGCCCAAACCATTTTTTTCTTGCTTTCCCCATCACACATTTTCATTAATAGTAAATGAGCTATATAATGTTCTCTAAATGATAGAATTATTATGTTGGATAATTTATCTGACCCGCCTAGAGACTTAGGAATTATATGATGTTTTTCTGTATAACTTTTATAATTTTTGTTTTTACAATTTTCTATTAATGTAAAATACCATTTAGTGTATTTATTATCTTTAAATAACATTCATAACTCCAAAATATCATTTTGCTTTATATGATGTTATTTATAACAAAAGCAACCTTCATTTTTTCTCTGTATCCAATAACTTTTCACAATATTGATATATTGAACGAATTCGTTCACGTAGAATCATTCTTTCGTTTGAATTCTTACGGGCTTCAAGTAATTTTTTTCCCAGATCTTTAATGAGTTCCGGTATCATATGTTGATTGTTCATTTTCTTCATTCTCCGTGAAGTCTTCTAATTTGTTTGACTTTTTTGTTTTCTTTTTCATTTTAGTCTCGAACTTAGAAATGATTTCATTATCAAGATATGAGCTCGTTGTTTCAAGACTAACGGGATTTCCCTCGAGCATTTCGCTCTGATTATGAGAGACGAGGGATTTTTGTTTTACATAAGATTGTTTAGCTTCGTTATTTATTACATTGATGAATGCATTATTTGCAATTTGTGTAAAATAAGCAAATGGATTATCGTATTCATAAGCTTTATATTTACGTTGCTGAAGAGCTTTAATACATGCTTCAATAGCATCACCCTTCATTTCTTCTAGATATGAATAATTTCTATAGCAATACTTTGTTCCCAATCGTTCAATGATCTGAAGTATTGCCATTACAACAATATCTGGGATTTCAGATGGATCATTTGATCTTTCATCATACCATTCAAGTATATTTTTTTGTAGTGTTGGTCCATTTACATAATCTCTGGACTGATCTCTATTTTTAATTCTTTCTCGTTTTTTCTTTACTACTACCATTAAATTGAAATTCCTGTCTTTTTATTTGTTTGTTATCAACATATTATAACATTTTTCTACTGTGATGTACATACTTTCATACCGAGTATATAAATAACGTATATGACTATGTGGCTAGGTGTGGCTTATATATTAGAGCACCTCATGACCTTGAGAGAGTAATCGTGATAATTCGTCCAGTCAGACGGATCTTAGTGACGAGCTAAGTATTAAATAGCTAAATTGAACAATGCTATTGAGTAATCTAAATAATAAAAAGTTCATAAGAGATGGAAATACTTAAACCATCAGGATGTTATTGTCGCTTCATTGCAATAAAAATCATCCCGCGTGTAAGACTGCATGTAAAAGGGTAAACCGCAACACCTATCCTTACTTATTTATAAGTTGTGCAAATGAAGATAGGGACTTTATTTTGTCCATTCTTGCTTGTAGCAAGAATAGGGACTTCTAAAAACCCAATAAAAATCTTCTAAAACATATATCATAAAAATCACTAATACACTGTGGGTGAGCTTGCGAACACACAGCTGTTGGTGAGCCTGCGAGCCAACAGAGATTATAATATATTATATAATTAAGCCAAACTCTGCCCGGATCAATGAAATGTTTCATTAACAACTTCATAAGTTTCATCTTGATCATTTGCTAATGATGATAAAAGCATTCCAACATTATTATCAGAAAATTTAACTTTTTCGATGTTAGTAATATAATATTTTACTAATTCTGGAGATGGTTCATATGAACATAAAATGTCATTTTTATGAATTTCAATTTTATCATTATAACGTATATGTTTCAGATATTTTTCCACTTTTATGATATATCCTTCATCATAATATAAGTTTATGATTAATGGATTCTTGATATCGTAAGTATGAGGATTAATTCTTACGATATCACATATAATCTCATCTTCATTTTTGATTTTCATTACTTTTATCATTAAAAATCCCTTTATATGATCCAGCAAGCTGGATGCCATACTAGTTCGCAGGCTCACTAGATGGCTATTTTATTTGATGTTTAATATATTCTATGTCAAAACCTTCAAGATTATATCTCTTAATTCTTTCCATATAATGTAACAGACTCCAATTCTTTCTATTTTTATAAGATATATCATCTCCAATATCAATGAAAACTACACTTGATTTAGTTTCTGATAAACGAAGACCTCTACCTATTAACTGAAGAAGCTTAATTTTTGTTTTCAATGGACATGCAAGTATGATGTAATTGATATTTTTTATATTAATACCTTCAGCAAAAGTTCCTACTGAAACAACACCTTTTACATTATCATGAAGATCCATATTCTTTTGATACTCAGATCGTTTATCAACATGAACTCCACCATCAATATAGAACTTATAATCAGCATCAATCATGTCATAGAGTATTTTTCCATGATCCACATTTTTAAATGCAATGAGAGTATTACCCTTGAGAGACATCGTAAGTTTAGAAATAAATTCATTTCGCTGATCAAGGTTCTTGATAAAATCAATTTCCTCTGGATATTTAGCACACCTATTTTTCACATATTTTCTATACTTTTCATCGTACTGAAGTAGACATGCTTTAATTTTAAGTCTAGCAAGGTCATTACTATCCATTAATTGGACTGTTTCAGCTACTCTCTGAGGAGGACCAAAATCTCCTGTTAAACTCATTAGATTGGATTCAATATCATCTAAAGTACCAGTCACACCCACACGATAAATGATATTTTTACATTTTTCCATAATCTGAACTGTCGACATTGCTTTCCACGCATGAACTTCATCAGCAATAATCACATCAAAATTATCATAAAAACTTTCAGGTAAATTTACGATTGATTGCCATGTTGATGCAGTGAAATCAGCATGGGAACTTTTTTCCTTTCCGGAGTATATTTGATGTGTACTAAACGAGCCACGCATGTTATCATATTCTTCTTCGAAGTTGTCTTCAATGAGCTGTTTTACAAGACCTACTCTATGAACAACTATAAGAACTTTCAAACCAAGTTTTTGATAAAAACGAGCAAGTCCATATAACATATATGACTTGCCAGATCCAGTTGGAGAAAGAATCATACATCTCTTATTTGAAAAAATATGTTTGAGAGCTTGAATCTGATACTCTTTTGGAGTATAGGGTGCTCCTATTTTCTTATATATTTGAATGATGTCATCATCAGAAAAGTCAAAAGATTTTCCTGTGAAAACATCATCGTCAATATGCCAAACAAGTTTATTGTCTTCGCACCACTGAATAATTTCAGGTATAAGACCTTTTTTAATATGGCCATTACGAGAATTGAGCATGCGTATTTTACCATCCCAAAGTCCTCTTTTTACTTTAGGATGCCATTTATGTCCTTCAATCAAAAAAGTAAATTTTTCCTGAAGTTCCATCATCAAGCCTTGGTTGCATACAACTCTACAAAAAACTTCATCTACTTGATGTATGTAGAGATCAGCATCCATTAGATTTGTCATTAATACTCTCCAGCTTTGAATTTCTTCCATTCAATAATATTCTTAATTGTGAAAGATCTTCTATTTAAATTGTCTATTATTTCTTTAAGCATAATCACTTTCTCTTCCTGAAGAGCTATCTTTAGATTCATGTTTATGTAATCTTTATCAGCTTGAATATATCTATCTATGTCTAGTTTTAGTAATTTCTTTGAAAACGGTTTCCAACCATTCTCTTTAAGAGTTTCCTGATCTAGATCACCATTATAATATTCAGTTTTAAGATGAAGGAGCTCTTTTTTCTTATTATTATAGTCAACAAGTTTCATTTTTTCATTGACTAGAAGAGCATAGTATTTTGAATGAAGCGTGACAGATTTAACAGATTCTTCTGTCAATCTCTCATGGTCAAATGTGTTATCTGCTTCCCATGAAGCAATAATATCCTCTAATTTCATAATTATTTTCCTTTAAGCTACTTCAAAAGTATCATATTCAAATGTAACGCTACATTCCGCATATAAAACTGTATCGTTTTCTATATTCATATTTATGCCGCTTAAATCCGATGGCCACGCGTTTTTAAATGTGAACATGTGAATTGGATTTGATTTATTACTAAAAAGCATAACTTCTATATCAGAAACAAGTGATTTGTCTATTTGTTCAATAGATCTGTTTGTCTTACCATATTGAGCATAATTTTCAGGAAAACCTATTGAATTCATCCATGTAATTATTTCTTTATAATTAGCTAAATCCTCATCAATATTAAATGTGATTTCCAAAGGAGAAAATGTTATGTGATCACCCTGTTGTTTGATGGTTGAAAACGGTGTAGAATATGGAACGGCGGCGATACTCACATTTGGAATATTAAGACTTTTAGAGAAATATGAAACGTTAGGAGCACGTTTTATAACGCTTCTAAACAATATGTTTTCTAAAATATTTACATTTTTTTCAGTTGTCATCTATGTACTTTCCATGTGAAGTGATATAATATATTTATGAAAGGTTTAAAATAATGTTAGGAGTAAAAATTGATTAATATTGAAGAAGAAATTGATAGATATCTAAGAAACAATGTTTCTATTATTGAAGCAGCCACTGAAATTTCCAGAAAACATAATATTGAAATTGAAAGTGTAGCATTAGTGATTTCAAATAACAGTAGATTTAAAGCAGCATCTTATAAAGAAGCATGTGACATGAAAATGATAAAAGATTCCAAGAAAGTTGGCAAGTTTCCAAAAGAATGATTATAAATGGATACGATGTATATCGATATTATATAAGAGCAAAATTACATTTCTCAGACAAAAATTTCGATATGTCTAAAATGGGTACGAAACCCCTTGTTAAAACATTTGAAGAACGAAAAGATCGTTATAGTTTTGACAAAATAGCCAAATCTCAGAAAAAAAAATTCAAAATGTATATCATAGCAAATTTGCTAGAAGATCCACATAAATATGTGAGAGATTTTAGCGATGAGCCTTTTGTGCGTATGAATAGAATCATTTCTAATTTAAAATATTTCTTTAGTGATTTTTTAAATAGATTTGATAAAAAAGAAGATCTCATTTCATATATTCTACCCAGTAATGGAAAAGTTGAATGTATGAATGATTTAAAACAGAAAAAAATAGATTTAGAAATTATATGCATTCTCAACAATATTTTTCATTTAGTTGACAGGTGGAAAGAAGACGAAATATTTTCGTTTATTTACGACAATGAAATAATGCTTATAGAAAAATATTCTATATTTTTTACTGATTATACTGATGAATGTAAGAAAAATATTATAAATAAGTATGATCTTTGAGATCATTTAAGGTTATACGGAAAATAAGGAGAAATACAATGGCAAATTCATTTGCAGAACTACTTAAAAATAGACAAGCTTTAGCTGAAAAAGCTAAGAAAAAGGTTGAGTCACTTAAGACTTCATACAATAATGAAAAAGATGAAAGATTCTGGGAAATGTCCCATCTTAAGAACGAAGATGGACAGGGCCGAGCTACAATTCGTTTTCTTCCTGCTGCACCTGGCAGTGAAGATGCTTTCACTCTATATTATTCATATTTTGCACAATCTCCATACAATAGTAAATGGTTTGTTCATTCTTCACGTAAGAGCTTAGGCGAAGGTGATGAAAACGATCCAGCTTATCAGTATAATGGTAAGATTTATTCCGATCAATCTCTATCTGATGATCAGAAGAAACGTCTTGCTATGAGACGCCAGAAAAAGTATATTGCGAATATTCTTGTAGTTGATGACCCAACTGAACCAGAAAATAATGGAAAGGTTTTCCTTTTTGAATATGGTCCTATGATTCATAAACTTATTGAAAAGAGAATGAATCCAGATCCATCTGTTGATGATTGGTCAACAGGCGCAATTCCCTTCGATCCAATTGAAGGTTGTAATTTTAAACTGAAGATTGTTTCAAAGAAAATTGGCACAAATTTGGTTCCGAATTACGAGCAGTCTACTTGGGCTGATGTTGGTCCAATCTCAGAAGATATGGATAAGATTGAAGAAATTTGGAAGAAATGTTATTCTCTAAAAGAATTCACAGATCCTGAAAACACAAAGCTATATGCTTCAGTTGAAAAACAGAAGAAGGATTTGGCTGCTTGGTTAGGTGAAGAGCAGAAGGAACCTGTGAAGGAAGCTCGTCAAGAAAAAACCCAGGAATCTAAGACCCAATCTTTTAAGGAAGATATTGAAGACGAAGAAGATGACGAAGCACCATTCGACGTTGATGACAAGGTAGAGGAAAAAACCTCAGTTCTTGACGAAGACGACGAGGATGATTTTTTCAACAAGTTTAAATAAGACTGTTTACATTCTTTGAAAATATGATATTATCTCTTTAGAAATGGAGAGATAATATGAATTCCATCACTGATACTCTTTTTAAGATAACCAGAGATGTTTGTGACCAGAATAAAAAGTCTCAAATTGCCGCGGCAGTCATTCGTCGCGGCAAAATTGTTTCATTTGGAAACAATGATTATAGCAAATCACATCCATTCCAAAAGCAGTATGCTTCTCACGATCATTGTATTTTCTGGCATGCTGAAACGAATGCCATCTTCAATGCTCTGAAGGAAATGGATGATATATCTGGTTGTGATTTGTATGTTGTACGTGGTAAAAAAATGAAGGTAAATGGAAAAGATTTTCCAGTTTCTGGTATGGCAATGCCCTGCCCAGGATGCATGAAAGCAATCAAAAAATATGGCATTAGTCGTGTCATCTATTCTATAGACGGAACTTTGAAGAACAGAATTCAAATGAAATGTATGGAGATTGAAAATGCAAATACCATTTATGATTGATCTACATGGTTATACAATTGAAAAGGGCTTTCATAAAACGCTTATGTTCATGAAGATTCATAAAATGAATGGATCAAAATCATGTCGAATTATTACTGGACGTTCCGGTAAAATGAATAAAGAGTTTAAAGATTGGATGAATCATCCTTCTTTCAAAACACTTTTTAGATCTTTTTATCAGGACTTTCATAAAGGTTCGTGGACTGTACATTTTTAGTGTACATACTCATGAAATAAGTATAAGATAACATATTAAATGGAGAAATGTGAAATGAACTTTCCAATCTTTGAAGGTAATCTTCTACCAAAAATTCGCGAACTTATCGAAGGTAAGGATGAATTCATCCTTGTAGAAAAGGATGATTTTTTCGTTGTAGATTATGTTGTGAATTTTCCAGGAACTTTTCCAGATTTATCAGAACCTGATGCCGCTTGGTATCGCGAATTTCGCGGTCTAATCCTCCATAAGGATGGAACTGTAGCACGTCGTCCATTCCATAAGTTTTTCAACTATGGTGAAAAGCTAGAAACATATGAACTTTCACTGGATAATCCGCATGTTATCATGATGAAGCTGGACGGATCCATGATTTCTCCATTTGTTCGTCCCAATGGAGAAATCTATTGGGCAACTAAGATGGGAGCAATCGACTTTCATAATGATGTGAAAGAATTTGTAGAAAATTCATCCATTCCATATGATTCATTTGCTAAAATGTGTTATAATTTTGGCCAAACACCCATTTTTGAATGGGTGTCGCCAAAAAACAAGATTGTAGTACAATATAATGAACCGTCACTTATTCTTACTGCTGTGAGAGATATGGCTACTGGTTCATATCATATTTTTGATGATTTTATGTCAAAATATGAATCACAATTTGGAATTCCAGTTGTTCAGACTGTTGGTTCATTTGCAGACTTTGACTCATTGAAGGATCACACTTCAAACCTTGAAGGTGAAGAAGGTTATGTGGTATCATTTAATGATGGTAGTCGTGTGAAGATGAAGGGTGATTGGTATTGTCAACTTCATAAGGTGAAGTCATATTTCGACTATGAAAAGGATGTTGTAAAACTCATCCTTGAAAATCAAGTTGATGATCTTGTTCCTCTTTTGGATGATGCTTCAAAGAAGAAGCTTGCTGAATATGAACATCTTCTACATTGTTATATCAACACTCTTACGAATGAAGTGTTTATGACAATCGATGATAAAATCAGTAAGAAGGAGTTTGCTCTTACTGTGAAGGATACTAAAAATCCAATTGTTTCTCAGATCATTTTCAAGATTTGGGACAATATGGTAGAAATGACTGAGCCTGAAATTTTTCAAATTGTTGTTGAATGGGCTATTAAAAATACTTCAAGTCATGGAAAATGGCAGACTTTCAAGCAGATAAATAAAAATGAATTTTCAGATAGTTTGGTGTGGTAATGAGATTTCCTAGATGGTTATATTGCATTACCACACCATGTATTAATGGTCCAATTGAAATAAACATTTCACATTGGACATATAGTGACCCTGCCTGTTGGAAAACAAGAACATGGCATATTGAAACTTTAGGAATGTAAAAGGAGCAAAATAATGTCTGATACAGAATCAGTAGCACAGTCGCAACTTAAGTCTTTCATTGAATGTATCGAACGTCTCAATGAAGAAAAACAATCAATTCAAGAAGATATTAAAGACAAATATGGAGAAGCAAAAGCTTCAGGATACGATACAAAAATTCTTCGTCAAGTGATTAAACTTCGTAAGCTCTCTTCACAGGAAAGAGAAGAAACAGAAGCTCTTCTTGATACGTATATGTCAGCATTAGGAATGTAATGGAACATAAAATTTTCATCTGTGATTGTAAAACATCAACTCATCATCTTTATGCATATATTGATGATGAGTTCGATTTCTGTGATTTTGTAATGGTTGCTGAAAAACCATACAGATCATTTTGGGAAAAAATTAAATTGCTCTTTTCAAACCGTGAAATTGTTGTTTCTGATCTTGTTTTGAGAAAAGAACAGTTAAAAGAGCTTGGAGAAACACTAATAGAAATGTCGAGCAAATCATGATTAGAGTTGTCTATAAATTATATAGCCCAGAAGCATATGAAGTGAATGAAGAATTAATTGTTTATGAATCAATTAATTCATTACGCACCGGTGCAAAAGCTTGGATGAATTTTTTTGGTGTAGATAATGTAGATATTTTATTTGAAGATGGACATTTAAAAATTCAAGAATTAAGGGTGATTGAATGAAGGCTCAATATGAAGATCATTTTGGTGATGATCTAAAAGTGGTAAATATGGCGAAAGTATCTTTTGATCGCTTATCTGGATGTGAAGATTGGCAAGAAATAGAGTTTGAAACATATTCAGGTGGTTCTAATACATTTCAAATTCCAACTCTTTATCCAAGAGATCAAAAGCTTATTCGATATTTGGCGACAGGATTTCCATCAGATGAATGGGAAGATATTCTGTCAGAATTGATGGGATATGAATTTTTCGAAGATGTTGAAACTGTTGTAAATAAGATCAAGAATGCTGCGACACATTGGGCTCCATTTTCACATTGTTCTGTCACATTGAAGATGGAAGCCCCAGTTCCGATTCGCACACAATGTTTCAAACATAAGGTTGGCTTTAACGAATCGGAAGAATCACGTCGATATATTTCAAGTAAGCCTGTTCTCTATATTCCAGAATATTTTGCATATAGACCAAAAAATGTAAAACAGGGAGCAGCAGGTCCACACCCAGAATCAGATTTCTATCTTGAAATGTATAAGAAAATTTGTAATCAGGCTATTGATGCTTACATGCACATGGTAGAAACTATTGAAGATGAAAATGGAAAAATTGTTAAACATGGTGTTGCTCCTGAGCAAGCACGATTTATTCTTCCACAGGGATGTGAAGTTCATTGGTTCTGGACAGGTTCGCTTGCAGCGTGGGCAAGATATTACAATCAGAGAACCGATTCACACGCTCAGAAGGAAAATCGTATTCTCGCTGAAGAAGTTGGTCAAATCATTGAACAAATCTTCCCAATTTCCTGGAGGGAGTTAACACGATGATCTATTTTTATAGCTTTATGAGTTTAGTTTGTTTTTATTTTATAATTGGTATATTACTTGAGAAAAATGTTCAAGCTGAAGATCAACATTCTAAATCTAAATTGCTGCCTATGAGTTTTTGTTATATTGTATTTCGTATAACTCTATGGCCTTTATATTTTATATTCGTAAAAGGATCTAAATGAAAATTTATATAGGACCATATCGTAATAGATTCGTATCCAAAATTCATACTCGTTATATGGAGAAAAAATACGGATATGATTATGGAAATAATCATAATTTATTCGAAAACTTTCTCGAGAAACTTGAGGATTTTCTTCAATCTTTCTACAATTCTACCATCAATAAATATATAGATAGTAGAAAAAGAAAGAAAAAAGTAAGAATTGATTATTATGATGTTTGGTCTCTTGATGAAACTCTTTCTACTATTATTCATCCATCACTGGTTGAATTAAAAAAACATCAACATGGAGCTCCATATACAGATGATGAGGATGCTCCTGAGGAGTTTCGTTCATATAATGCTCCGCCTAAAGAGAATGAATACGATTCTGATGGTCACCATTTTAAAAGATGGCAATGGATATTGGATGAAATGATTTGGGCTTTCGAGCAAGACTTGATTAATTGGGAATATCAATATCGGAGCGGAAAAAGCGATTATATTTCTGAGAAAAGCGAAATGGATGGATATTTTGAGTTAAAAAAGGGTCCTAATCACACATTAAAATATGATTGGGATGGAATGAAAAAACATGAAGAAAGAATCAAAAACGGCCGCAGACTGTTCGCAAAATATTATGGCGGACTTTGGGATTAGGAAAGGAATGAATGACTTATAACGTAAAATCACATGTATTACAGGGAGAAAATGTAGTACATACAAACACGAAGAAAAAATCAGGAACAATGAAACCAAAGTTCATTGTAGTCCATTATACAGCAAGCGATAATTATGAAGGTGATGTTAGAACACTTTCATCTTCAAGTGCACAGGCATCTTGTCATCTTGTATTATCTCCTGAAGGTGAATTGACGCAGGTTGGTAAATTTACAGATGTTCTATGGCATGCTGGAAGATCAAGTTGGAAAGGTTATAATGGATTGAATAGATATTCAATCGGCATTGAAGTAACCTCTCCAGGACCAGTTGATAAAGTAGCTTCTGATCCAGACCGATATAAAACTTGGTATGGAGCTATTGCTAAATCTCCATATAATTATGTGTATAAGGCACATAAGAATGGTGGTCCAGAACGTTGGTGGGCAGGATTCACTCAAAAACAGATTGAAGTTTTGAAAGAACTTGTGCCATTTCTTATGAAGCAATATGGAATTGAAGAAGTTGTAGGACATGATGATATTGCTCCTGGACGTAAACAAGATCCAGGTCCATGTATGCCAGATTCTCTATGGTCATATTTCGAGGGCCGCGATCAAAATACTGATGATGAAGTTTTGGAACCCGTTATTCAGGATAGTGGAATAAGTTCATATAAAGCCCAAGTGATGGTTGATCGTGGAGACAATTTAAATGTACGTCGTTCTCCAAATGGCGAAATCATTGGAAGCTTATATAGCGGTTTAATTGTTGAAGTACTTAAATTTGATGGAAATTGGAGATATATTAAAACCCCAGGTGGATATACTGGCTGGGTTTATGATGTGTATCTCCATAGATTAGAAAACTAACCAATAAAGTTGACGTATATTGCTATGCACATTTCCTGTAATGTACCATTGCTAGAAGATATAGAGCCATTATCTGTAAATGATGCAAAACCTTTTATGACCTGGGTGAGAGTTTTTCTCTGTGCCTGGGTCATAAAAAAACCTCCAGCCTCATATGAGTTTTTGGAAAAATATCCTTTATCATCTCCACCTATTACATATATCATTGATGATCTAGACCCGTGGATGACACCAGCGAAATCTATATATGTTCCAGAAAATGATTGAGAAGTATCGAATTTAGTATTCGTAAATTCGATAGTCATGTTTTCATGACCATACCCATAATTTTCAGCATTCATTGTTTACATTCCCTTTTAAATATTATATAGTATTTATTCATTTGAAAGGAGATGTAAGATGAAAAATGTTTATGCAAAAGCTCTTGCATCACCATTGTTTAAGAGCAAAAAAATCAAATCTAAGAAAATTTATAATAGGAAAGTGAAATATAAATGAAATCAGTAGATTTTTGTTATTGGTTGCAAGGACTTTTTGAGCTTGCTGAACCAGAGAAATTGAATGAACGCCAAACAGAGCTTATTAAACGTCATTTAAATATGGTTTTTCAGCATGAAATTGATGATTTATATGAGAATAAAGAAAAATTAAACAAAATTCATAATGCTCCGCTATTAAGCGGAAGCGATCTGAAAGTGAGATGTTAATGAAACTTACACGCGATACATTACTATTAGATGTGGATGGTGTGCTATTAAATTGGGTGGATGGATTCAATAAATGGATTCATGAATATCATATGCCTGCGCACGCTCATCTAAATTTTCAGAAAGATAATGTAAAGGATGATGTTTACGACATATCAGAAAGATATGGAATTCCAGGAGACATCATTTATGCATATGTCAAAATATTCAATAATTCATTACATTTTGGTAGATTAGAAGCCATGCCTGATGCTGTTAGAACTGTAACCAAATTTATTTTCATGAATTGGAATGTTCACACAGCGTCGTCATATTCTTCATGTCGTCTGGCATTAGAAGCGAGATTAAAAAATATAGAACGTGAAATTTCTCCCACTGTAGCTTATTCAATTCATCATCAACTTGATCTTGACAATGATAAACATCAAGTTCTAGAACAATATAAAAATTGTAATCAAAGAGTGGTGTTTGTGGATGATAAGCCATTACACGTTCAGGAAGCTCTTGATTTAGATATTGAAGCATACCTATTTGATGCTCCATATAATAGAACATCTAATCTAGAAAGAGTTACATGGGACTCTCTTCTAGAGAAATACTATAAATAATTTTTTATGAGCACTGAAAGGTAGAAATGATTACAAGAGAACAGGCTGTAGAGGCATTTTTAGCAGTAGAGAAATTTGATAAAAAAATTGATGCAGCTAGAGCATTATCAATCGATACAAAAACACTTAACCGAAGACTAAGTAGATATTATGCTGATCCAGAAGCTATTGTATATAAAAATGCTCTGGAAAATAGAATTCCATACGATGAAATTTCCATGGCATGGATCAAAAATAAAGAAGTTTCTATCATGTGGAAAAAGGACAACAATGTTATGTCCTATGAAGAAATACGAGATAATCTTGTTGAAGAAATGAAGAGATATTCTCCAGTTTATCCTTCCATTAATCGAGATTACAGCATGCTTGAAGATGATAGACATTTGCTTGTTATTGATGCTGCTGATGTTCATGTTGGTAAACTTGCTAGAACATATGAAACAGGTCAACCTGAATATAATACAGATATTGCAACAAAAAGAGTTCAAGAAGGAGTTAAAAGTCTTCTTCTGAAATCAGTATCATTTAATATCGATAAAATTATTTTTGTGATTGGTAACGATATTCTTCACACCGATAATCCACGAAGAACTACAACATCTGGTACTCCACAGGATACTGTAGGACAGTGGTGGGAGATGTTCCTTGCGGCAAAGATGGCTTATATTAAAGCAATTGAATTGATGGCGCAGTATGCAGATGTTCATATTATATTCTGTCCATCCAACCATGATTACACTTCAGGTTGGATGTTGGCTGATACTATTAGCTCATGGTTCAGAAATCATGAAAATGTTCATTTTGGAATGAATAATATGAGTGTTTCTATTAATCATAGAAAATATGCTGTCTATGGAAATAATTTACTTGGCTTTACACATGGTGATGGAGCAAAAGAAAAAGATTTAGCAGCTCTCATGCAATATGAAGCAAGAGAAATGTGGGGAAAGACTAAATATGCATATATTTTTACTCACCACACTCATCACAAGCATAGAAAAACAGGCAATGATATGCTAGAAAAAGATCATATCGGTGTTACTACTTTATCAACTTCTCGTGTACAACGACCAGAAAATAGTGTATATATAGAAACTGTAAGAAGTCCTTCTCCAGCTGACGGATGGCATTCCAGAAATGGATACGTGAATCAACAAGCAATTGAAGCTTTTATTCATAATCATGAAAATGGTCAAGTAGCACGATTAACAGAGTATTTCTGATTATGAATTATAGTATTGTTGGTTTTAGCGAATTATCAAAAAATTTTGTTATGGTTTATTATCCAGAAGGTGTGAAACATCTGATTAAAGTAAAAGATGGAAAATATCGATATGATGATAAGTCAAGTAAATATGATGTCCCAGTAGAAGAAATAAGGGATTGGATAAATGAAAACTCATGAATTAGCAATTGTGATAAATGGAAAAAAAGCCATTATTAAAGTTGAAGTGGAATTAAAAGGTAAAGCTATTCATTATCATAAATGTGAATGCGATGACTTTGATTTTATTTTAGAAAATGCTGGTATAATCAGAACTATTGTAGATAACGAGATATGGGAGATTTATAGTGTCAAAGCGTAGTGAAAAAATGAAGACTAAATCAAATGGCGAGCTTGTTCAGTTCGTAAAGTCTGGCTCTCTTTCAGCTGCTGCAGCTGAATATGAACTTCGTACAAATCGTGGAATTCGTTCATTGGGTGATGCAGAAAAGAATAAATAAAGACGAGGGAGTGATTTAGGATCGACTATAGTTGTGGTTACGGTCAAAGCTAATAGGACCCCGGGGCAGTTCCGGGCACTTCCACCAAATTTAGGGTCATATTATGAACAAAGAACAACGTGAATTTTATTATGAAACATACGGAATTGATTACGTAAAAGCTCATTGTGATGACAAATATGAATATGGTTATTATACTGCCACAGATAATGATGATGTAGTCATACCATATCAATTTAGACTTTCTGAATTCAATAAATAAATGGTAAACGCAAACGATAATTACAAACATGTTAGCCTAGCGGCTTAACGGAGTTCGAGGAGAACTTAGCAACAGAATCTCCTCACCATTTTTTAATTATGAATAAGGCTATATAATGAAAAAATTTGAACTTTCCTCAACTGTATTTCCAAAATTAAAACCTCAATTATTTTATGAAGACTCGGCTCCTAAATGGCTCTGTGAAGGCGGCATAAAAGGATCAACTATGGATAATAGGTGGTTCTGGAACGATTACATTTTAACATTAGATATAGGCGAATCTATTTTGACTGATTTCAGTCAAATCACAAGGATAGAATAAACTTAACTAGTAATTGAAAAATACTAAACCACAAGCATAAATAACGCATGTGGTATTATCAGAACAAAGAATTTACAAAGGAAGAAATTCCAGATGACATTATTGGCTTCGTGTATTGTATTACAAACACGATGAATAATAAAAAGTATATTGGCAAGAAAATATTCTATAATACTATAAAAAGAGCACCTCTAAAGGGTAAAAAACGAAGAAGAATATCACAGGTTGATTCTGATTGGGAAAGTTATTATGGTTCAAATGAAATTCTAAAAGAAGAAGTATCTCAAACAGAAGATAAATCTCTTTATAGAAGAGAAATTTTACATTTATGTAGAAATAAAACCGAGATGTCCTATATGGAAACAAAAGAGCAATTTGATCGTGGTGTTCTTTTATCAGATGATTATTACAATTCATGGATCACATGTAAAATCACAACACGTGGATTATCAAATGTTAGAATTTAAAGCATATGAATCTGATGATGAAGCATTTACTTATATTCAAGGTGAGTGCCCAATATGTGATATGGAAAATTCTCTTATCATAACAAATATTAAACAAATACGAAGAAATAAATTCAAAATACATTTCAATTGTATATCATGTAAAGCTTCATTTAATAATGTAACAGAGGAATATAAGGATGTATGAAAGTACTTTAATTGCTGATGCTCTGAATGTGAAGTCAGAAATTAATTCTATTCTCGAAGATCGTAATTTTGGGTCTTTCAACGATAAAAATATTAAGCGGTTTTATCGTTTATCAGAAGATGAAAGAGTGAAAAGTCTTGTTAAAAATCTCGTAAAAAAATATAAACTTAAAGTAGAAAAAATAGGAAAGTAAATGAAGGTCAGACTATACGGAAAATCAAATTGTTCATATTGTAAATTAGCTGAAAGATTTCTTCAGAATAGAAATATTCCATATGATTATGTATCAGCAAATGATCCAGGGGTTACAGAATATTTGATTGAAAAAGTGAATGCAAATATTAGATCAGTTCCAGTAGTGGTAATTGACGATGTTTATGTTGGGGGTTATGAAGAACTTCAGACATACATCAATGAGAATACAACATTTGAAAATGGTGAAACTAAAATTATATTGAAAGGATAATAAATGAATTTTGGAGATGCAATAGAAGCATTAAAAGATGGAAAAAGAGTATCCAGAGAAGGTTGGAACGGTAAAAATATGTTTCTATTTCTAGTAAATGGATCAAATTTTGTAGTTAATAGAGAACCACTACTTTCTATTATGGGTGAAGGTACAGAAGTTACTTATAGACCACATATCGATATGAAAGATGCAGAAGGTAAAATTGTTCCATGGTTAGCAAGCCAAACAGATATGTTGGCTGATGACTGGGGTGTTGTTAAAATTTAAGGAGAATAAAATATGATGACTCGTGATGAATTAAAGTCAGCACTTGTAAAGGCTGATAATGGAGTGAATGTTACATTTGTAAAGTCAGATGAAACTGAACGCACAATGAAAAGTACGTTGAATGCTAAATATCTTCCAGTTCCTACTGAAGCTGTAAAAGAAAAGAAGGAACGTAAGAAGAGTGAAGATCCTGATCTTTTTGTAGTATGGGATATGGAAAAAGAAGCTTGGAGATCATTTAAATTCTCAGCAGTAAAGGATGTCCAAATTGTTTGATCTAAAACAAATTAAAACTTCCCTTTCAAATGCAAAGGGAAGGGCTTTACGCGAAGTTCAGAAGATTGATATTTCTGACATCAAGGAAAAAATTATTGATACAAAGGACGATGTGCTAAATCGTATCGATGAAGCAACCTCTAAGTTTGAAACTGAAGTGAATCTTTACGTGAAAAAGTCTGTGAAAATTGCTGCTGCAAAATATACATATCCATTATCCGATGAACTGCGTGATTGGATTGGCGATTCTGTTGGAGAAGAAACACCCAATGGAATGTTAGAAATTATCACACTTGAAGGTAGTATTTTTGCTACACATGGTGATATGATCATTCAGGGAATTCAGGGTGAATTTTATCCATGCAAACCTGATATTTTTGAAGCAAGTTATAAGAGAGCTTAATGTCACAAATTTTAGATGGAAAAGTAATTCTCAGTGACACAAGTCGTAAGGCTATGGGCGGAACTGAACTTGTAATTAATAGAATGATTCAGAATATTCCATCTGAATTGTTTAGCGGATATCAGATTATTCATTCACGTATACCAGATGAATTAAGCGAAGACCATGAAAGAATTTTAGTCTTCCACGATTTGCCCCACGATCCGATGTATGACAAATTAAGAGATGAATCATTTAGAAATAAATTTTCTAAATTCGTATTTGTATCAAACTGGCAAATGCAATATTTTAATCTCGTGCATGGAATTCCATATGATAAATCTGTTGTGATTCGTAATTCTATTGAAACATTTCCATATAGGAATACACCTGAACGTCCTGAAACAGTGAAATTAATTTATCATACAACTCCACATCGCGGTTTGGAAATATTGATTCCCGCTTTTAATAAAATACGGGAAATGTTTCCAGATTTAGCGGTAAGTTTAGATGTATATTCTTCATTCGAGATTTATGGATGGCGAGAACGCGACGAGAAATACAAAGATCTATCTT